AACAACAAAACTACTACCGGTAATATTAGGTAACCCCGCCTCAACGGCTGTACCAACACTATAAGTACCACCTGCACCCTCGGCAAATTTGTCTCTCATGTCTGGCAAATTAAAGGTTGAACCTGTACCACCTGTAAAAGTAACATCATCACCTGCAACTAAAGCTACTGTGGTATCCCATGTGATATATGAGTTGTTTACAAGCTCAGTTGCCTTTTTAACAGTCTGTGTTTCTACTAATGAACCTTTAAAATATGTGGTAACATCAAAACTTGATGCATCACTTTCATTGGTTGCAACTGTAACTCTAATTGAGTTGCCATCTTCACCATCAAAAACAGCTGTACCAAATTTTGATGTGGCATTGATGCCGTCACCCTTGCCGTACAGAGTACCAATTACTGCAAATAAATCTGCGTATGTTGTACGTGATAATGTGGCGCCGTTACATAATAAAAATCCATCAGGAACCTTAGCACCGGCAATAGCTAATACAGCACCTGTAGGCACATTAGACATTCTCTTAAGCAAATCTACAAGATATGCTTTAGTAACAGGGTTATGATCTTGTACAGGTTCAGGAACAGTAACATCACCTGTAAGAACTGGTGATTCAAGATCTGCTTTTAATGCAAACTTAGCTAACAAAGTATCAGCTAGCTGATCAATACTATCCCTCGATGGAGTACCACCTAACTTCTCAATAGCATTCACAATCTCAGATGTTACACTTTCAAACCATGCAGCACCTGGTGTAGATGGTGGGATTGCTAACTCAGGTGAGCCTGATGTAAAGTGCCCCTTTTCAGTTAAAGTTGATAACTTAGGTGCTGACTCTGCAGCATTTGCTTGCATGTAAAAATCCATAATATTTCTCCGTTATAATTCTGATTTACCATACAAAAAGATTACATTAGCGTGGCATGGAGCTAATGACTTCACCATACATTCAAAAAGCTGATCGCCCCACTCTGCTAATGGTCGTGAAGCATCCCATGCTGTTGTAAATTCTTTCTTGTTGTACTTATCAACAGTAATAGTCATAAAGTAAGCTTTCCAATCATCGTCATACAAAGCTTGAGAACAACTAGAGCGAGTTGTAAAAGTGTTAAAGTTTTGAATACTTACATTTTGATAATCAAGTGAGCGTGCGATAAGAGCAACTAACTCACCAAAACTCATACCAAGAGTTGCAATTTTTGTAACAAGAACTTTGCGGTATAAGTCAATGCTTGGATTATCTATGCTTTTTAAACATTCATCAGGTATACCCCATTGAGTAAACCATTCAGACAAAGTTACTTGTGCATCTCGAGGATCACTCTCATCAATCAATTTTTTAATTAAAGCATCTATTTGTGAAAACTCTTGCGCTGCTACATAAAGCATAGACATTAAGGTAGTATGATCGTCAAGTTCCCACGCTGGTCCTCGAGGTAACAAAGCCTTCATAGCCTTGTAGTAGTCATCTGTACTGTAGCCTAATCGTCCTCTTGCCATGATATTTCTCCTACCGTAGGAAGATACTGGGTGCCTTGAGCCTGAATATCTAATTTTGGTTCTACAATTACATGATCAATTTCATCTGTAAGCTTTGAGATTGCCAAGTTAAGATGAGATAGATAGATTTTTCCACCTGGCACAGATTCCTCTTTAAAGACATCTCTAATAGCTTGTTCAGCCTGCTGAGGTTGTTAGGCTTGATTTTTAGTTTGAAGTTGAATGGTTGAGGAACAGGGGCAACAACAAACACAGTAGCCATAATGTTTGACATTAGATCTAAATGCTGCTGTACCTTACTGATAAGCTCGCTGTCAGGTAAATTCATGTTATCGTCTAAGATACGCATGGTAACTGTACCTTTTCCCTGTTCTTGAGGGTAACACCACGCCTGTCCTACACCTTCAACCTCACGGCACCAAGCAATATAATCATCCTTAGTGCCTTGTCTTGGTGGATTCTGTGTATGCTCTAAAACACGCGCTCTTAAGCTATCATCAGTTTCAGTATCTGTACCTCCAGTGATCTCACCTGTGGTCACAGCATTGATTACTCCAACTAGTGGAGTAGGAAGGCTAAGTTCAACATTTTTTGAGATGTTATAACTTTGTCCTGCTACTAATGATCTGACAGTTGCAACACCTTGTGAATCAGGGCTAGATATTGTTTCATACTGTAGACCTGTGTCTGTCTGAATGACTGTGTGCAGAGGAATGTCAGACACATCTTGAGCATAACTGAATTTAACAAATCCTTTAGCTTTGGTTGCCTGTTTTCTTGACAGTCCCCAGATAGATGCAACTCTTTCAAGATAAGAAATTTCACAACTATCAATAAATAACTGCCTACGTCCATATTCAATAGCTGAATACAAGCTGTGAGCTACACTTGAGATGATTGTTTTAAATACAACAATGTCAGAGCGTCTTAGCTGAGTATTATCAAGCCTAGAGGTTGTTTCATTATCAACTCTGTCTTTGATTTCCTGTAGAGTAGGTCTAATCGTTGCCATTTAATACATCCTTAATCTCATATGAAGTTTTGCCATGTTCTTGTTCTAGAATTACAGATAAGTTAATACGGTTAGGATCATTACTATCACGTTCTACGGAGACAGATATCTCTGTACAAATTCCATCTTCAACCAACCATTGAAGAGCGTCATCTGCCATTTCCTGAGCTCTTAATAGAGTTTCAGATGTGATCTTGCTTCTTAATAGTTGCCATAGTTTTGAACCTATTTCATCTTCATTTAAAGAATCTCCCCACCATCCCTGTTTACCAAGCTCATGATCATAATCATCACTATCATCAGCTCTGCGCCATGAAAACAATGAAATAATCAGTGCCCTTGTTAAGGAATCTTGCATATCAGCTTGAACTAAACTGCCATTAAGAAATAACTTCATTTTTAATTTTCTCTAATTGTCTTGGACACAAATGGCTTGCTGAGAAGTCAAAAACAATAATCTGTTCATCAGTTTTAAACATTAGAGCAGGTACACCTACAAGAGGGGATACATCCGTACAGGCATAAAAAAAGCCATTCCATTTTACGGAACAGCTTTTATTCTCTATTTGAGCTTTTAATGTGTGCCACTTATGCCATCGAAAGATATGAATTAACCTTTCGTTAGGTGGAGTTGATTGCATTTTAATTTACCTTGGTGCAGATGTACTGCCACCACTATCACCTGTGTGAATATGCGATTTAAGACTAATAGAACCGGCTGTAGTATCTCCATCAGAGTGGATAGAGCCTGTAGTGGTGTAATCCCCCTGTGTTTGCTGTATGTTACCTGTGATTTGAGCACCACTACCACCGCTAATAACCATACCGCCCTGACCTGTAATCAGTTGAGTGACAGTTAAAGGACCATTGATAGTGTTTTGAGGGCAAGTAACTACTGTGCTTGTAGATGCTTTAACATTAACAGTGTCAGCCGTTACATTAACCGCACTGTCAGCTTTAATGTTGATATTGGCGTTTGAGGTGATGTTAATATCGCCTTTTGTGTGGATGTTGATAGGATCATCAACACCATCAATATCGATACAGTCACGCTTCAGATAAATATGGCGCTTTTTGTCGTCATAGATAACAACTTCACCTGTCTTTAATGACTTAACTCTAAAACGTCTGTCTGCCACACACATAACAAAGCCTAACTCGTGACTTTCATCTGTGTAAAATGTAATAGCATCTGTTTTCTTATCTGTATAAGGTTCTGACGAAAAGCCATAAGGCTCCATGTGTTCAACATCTTGACGAACTTCACCACTCTGATGTTCTACCTGAAGTTCTCTTAACTCATCGTCATTTTTTGAGATGGTTACTGTACCGCGCTCAATATCTGCTGCCATTTATGCACTCATAAAATCTTGCTTTTTGTTTATCCATGAAAAATCAGCTGAGGAGCTACTGTTTTTCTTGATAATGACCTTTTTAGGATCTTCTTTATCATTCTCAGTTTCCAATCTCCAGCCATTAGGAGGTATTACATCAAGAGTAGTTGTCATACCCTCATTTTCAGTTAGATTAAAAACAACACGAGTAATTAAAAACTTTTGTGATCGTTGAGTATCGATGCCTAAAAAATCATCTTTGATATCAACCAAAGAGTTAATCTTCCAAAGTTTTCCTGTAGACTGTCGCCAACCCTGAACTTTATAAGTGATCTTAAAATATTGGTCACGATTGTAATCACGATCACCTTCAGCTGTAACTTTGCATTTTGCTGTATCTGCTGCACCTTGAACTTTCTTTGTTAAAAGACGAGTTCTTGAAACATTATCATCCACAGCTGTGTAATTATGGCTGCTTGCAGCATGACCTGTTTTGCCGGTTACACCTTTATCTTGCCCTACAGCTCGATAGTATTTATAGATCTTGCTTGCATCAAAGGAGGCATCACCTGTAAGGATATTCTGACCAAGTACTAAAGCATCATCAGCTGTAAGCTTGCCCTTTTCAGTAACTACAAGATCACCGTTTTCAATGCCGTAAAAAAGCAAATTCTCTGTAGATGTAAGGTTTTGTAGAGCTTTTAATACTGTGTCTTCATGCTTTGCTGAGAAGTTACGCTTCTTAGTTAAAGGCTTTGTTTCATTAACAAGCTTAATACCATAAGGCATGATTAGCTGAGCAATAATAGTTTCAAGGGCTACATTCTTATATTCAGTTGCAGCATTCTGAGGGCAACTTACATAGTTTGAATTTGAAGTATCAGGCTTTTCATAAGAGATATTAGGATCATCGACCATTACAGTGCAGTCGATTAAATCACAGGTTTTACTGCGACCAGCAATACCTACGTTAGCTGAGGTTGCAGAATAGCTTACAGGAGTTTGTTCAATGTAACCAGTAAGAACAGTATCTTCACCTATTTTTACTGTAACAGGTCGACCAGATTTTAGCCCATCAATCATCAAAGAAGACTTTGAAAAGGCATTTACTGAAAAAGCTGGAGCTATAGTGTTCAATTCTGAAGTGATACTAACAGATGTCCAAAACTTGTATTTAACTCCATTAACTTTTAATGATACTTCATTGTCATTCATTTTTACTCACAAATTATGTTTTTGCCTTCGTAGTAACACTCTCTTGTTTTACCATCAATAGTCATATCAAACACTTCAGGTTGAGATCTAATAATACGTTTCCAATCTGATTTGGCGCTTTCTTTTAACATCTTATCTATATCTTGCTTTGTACTTGTTCCATCTTTATAAATATCATAAAAATCAGGACCTTCATCTGCATCTTTTGCAATCGCCCATGCAGATGTACTAAATAAACCTAAAGATACAATGGTAATCAGTAATATAACTAACTTTTTCATATAAATCTCGCCTTACTCCATATCTACTCACAAATTATGTTTTTGCCTTCGTAGTAACATTCTCTTGTCTTACCATCAATGGTCATGTCAAACACCTCAGGTTGTGATCTTATAATTCGTTTCCAATCTGATTTGGCGCTTTCTCTTAATGCATTTTCAGTATATATTTGAGCCGGATCAGGACCTTTTTTAGTTCTTCATAAAAATCAGGAGCATTTTGTGCTTCTTTGGCAATCGCCCATGCAGAAGAGCTAAATAAACCTAAGGATACAATGGTAATCGGTAATATAACTAACCTTTTCATATAAATCTCGCCTTACACCATATCTACTCACAGATTATATTTTTACCTTCGTAGTAACATTCTCTAGTTTTGCCATCAATAGTCATGTCAAAAACTTCAGGCTGAGATCTAATAATACGTTTCCAATCAGAGCCTTTTAAAGTATTCATATCTTTATTAAATCGTTCTTTTGCCAAATCTCTATTTTTATAAGTATCTTCTAATGTAGGTAAACTATAGTAATCATCAGCAATCGCCCATGCAGAAGAGCTAAACAACCCTAAGGATACAATGGTAATCAGTAATATAACTAACCTTTTCATATAAATTTCGCCTTACTCCATATTTACTCACAGATTATGTTTTTGCCTTCGTAGTAACACTCTCTTGTTTTACCATCAATAGTCATATCAAACACTTCAGGTTGAGATCTAATAATTCTCTTCCAATCTGATTTGGCGCTTTCTTTTAAAATTCTAGTGTTTCTTTCCATCTCATCTTCATGAGGAACGTCATCCCACGAAGGCAAGGTATAGTAATCATCAGCAATAGCATATGAAGGAATACTGAATAAACCTAAAGATAAAGCAAATAAAGCGATAACTAACTTTTTCATATAAACCTCACTTGTCTTTTAATCCAATTATAGGTTCAAAAAACTTAGTGAAGAATTAGAAAAGAGCTATTTTCTTGATACGGTAAAGTCGCCTACAGGCATAAAGAGAGTGTTGATAACATCATTACGCTCAGCTATCTCATCAGCTCTAGTTTAGACACCATATTTGTCATAAGCTAGAACAAATGAAGGCTCACTTTGTTTTAGAGTTACAGTCTCAATACTAGAATCACCGTTAAATTTCTCTGTTAAGAATTTATAAACAGCTACATAGCTGTCAACCAAATCAAGGTATTCCTGATTATCATCAGTACCTTGAATTAGCATCTCAGCATCAAAGGCATCTAACAGATTATTTCTAATCTTAAGAATTTGCTCATCTGACTGACATTGGGCAGTAAAAAAAATAGGAATATATTCTGATTTATTTAAATACTTGATTTTCGATTGTTTTTTTAAATAACATGCTTAATGTAACAATTATTTTAAATAAATCAATCTGATAATGTTAATTATATGACTTTTAGATCACTTTACAATATTCACAATATCAGCATGTGATACAAAGATCACGCTTAGTACTATAAGCTTGAGAATGTAGTCAACTTAGGTTAAAAGATAGCTATCAAAGAGATATAACAGGATCACGATGATGGCAGTACAGTTTGATAACACAGGCGATTTACTTTCAACAGAGCCTGGAAACATTGGACTTACAGCGGCAGGATTTGATTACTTTGAATTAGCACCAGTAATTGAGTTCTGTATTGGAAAGATAGGTTCACATGTAAAGGTAACTCAAAGTAATTTAGTGAAGCTACTGTGTTGACAGGTATTAAATGTACCATACCAGTCACTGTACGGAACCTCAGAGTTTTATCGTGGGAAACCTGTAAGAGCTTTAACTGGTAATGAAGAGCTTAATGTAGAAGACATAAAAAGGGATGTTCTTTCAAAGCTATTAGATGCCATAGCAGACTTTGGACCTGAAAGATTTTTTTAAGATGTTCTCAAGAGGTAGCTACTAAACTGGAGCTTAACCCTGTTTCAGTACATATAGACTCAACCAGTTTCCACTATGAAGGACAGACCAGAGTTGAAGATGGCTGTGATATCGTACTTGATAGGGATACAGTAGAGACAGCCATTCTGAATTAAATCAGATAAATGAGCTGATGATATGTGATGAGTTAAGTCATATACCACTATTTGAAAAATGTGTTAGTGGCCACACAAGTGACAAGACCTGTTTTAAAGATGTCATTATTACTTACTGGTCTCTAATTAAAGAGCAGTTTAAAAACTTAAGATATCTGGTAGCTGACAGTGCTTTATGTACCAGTGATAATGCTAAAGAGCTAGCATTACATCATCTGTATACTGTAACCAGAATACCTGACTCTTACGGTCAGGCAATAAAGTGCTTTAATCTGTTAGCTCAAGAGCCTGATAAGCTAGTACCTGTAGAAAGTAATGAGCCTGATGGTGTCAAAGCTATGTGGTGTGGAGAATGTACTATAGGAGAACAGAAGTTCAAAAAGCCTTAACAAAACTTGAAACCAAGCCATGTAAATGCATGGATGATATTACAGCAAAGCTTAAGCTTGTATCTATATCAGACATTACCTAAAAGGACATAAAGGTAGAGGCAAACCTAAGAAAGATGATAAGCCTGTCACTATTGCTGTTAAAGTTCATGCTGTAGCTTCAATTAACAGTGAAGCTGTTAATGCTGCTGTTGAAAACTCAACCTATTACGTCATCTGTACTAATGATACAGTGCGTAAATGGACAATGAAAGAATTACTTTCTATCTATAAGAAGCAATCTGTAGTTGAGAGAAAATGGAGATGCCTTAAAGATAAAAGATTACTGGTAAACACTTTGTACCTTGAAAGCCCATCAAGAATAAATGCTCTGAT